CTGTTGTTGTATCACCACCAGAGGCATCAACGATTGCGTTTGTTTGAATTGTACTCATTATGGTTTCTCCGGCCAAGTTACATCATCTAAAGATGTTGCACTATCTGTAATATCTCTAAGTGCTTGTCTATATGTTTTCATAGCAGCAGGAATGTTTGTCCCTAACTCTTTATGCATAGTGACAACCCAATCTGTTTCTGCGAGTTTGGCGTTTCTTTCTATACGAAGAAGTCTTAAAGGTTCTGCAGCAATTAATTCTGATTCCTTGGCATTTATTTCATCTTGGGTGGGTTGTGTCTGTTCTGTATCCAACCATTCAATTTGATCAAGTTCTGTTCCACGCAAAGTCCATTTTGCGTTAGGTCTTAAAATTTCAAGTGCTTGAGGTTTCATGTTCATACTAGAATCTCCATAGCAACAAATTCTGAATTCAAAGTGTCATTATTACCACCAAGCTTTGGCCCGCCATTAGTAGAATGAAACCACACGGTGGCACCAGCATTACCCCCACCCCTCAAACTGTAAGTTGTTGAACTGGTTGTTGATGGAGAATCCATATGATACAATGAAACTACCCCATATTGATACCCACTAAATGAGGCTCTAACACAGGTTGTTCCTCTAAAAATAGCACCAATAGCGTAAGAATTTGAATTGTAATAGTCATATTGGAATGAAGCCATTAAAAGAATTTTACTACTTGTTGATGTTGGGGTTATACTGAGAGAAGATAATTCAGCACCTTCCGAATTTGTTGGTGTTGTTCCATCAAATGGTATAGATGACGAAGTTGCAGTTGTATTAATTGTTGTAGAAACAACTTGGGCAATAGAACCCGATGGCAACGAACCAATCATTGTTCCAGTAATAGTTCCAGTATCACCAGTTGTAACAATATTGCCTGCAACATCTGGAATGTTCAGAGTTCTATCTGTATTCGTATTAGGAGTGGCAATGGTAATGCTACCAGTTCCACTCGAATTTGGTTGTAGGACAATGTTACTCATTTATATCTTTTCCTATTTTCTTTATACTATTTAGTCTGCATCGGCAATCGTTAATTCGCCTGCTTCTACTTGACGCATGATTTCTACATAATGCCTGTTGTCTGGATCTATTGGAACTCCAAGCACTTGACCATCTATTGTTGCAATAATAGAGACATTAGAATCCTCATCGTATCTCATATATTGTGCATTTGTAATATTCATTTCGTTTTCCATTTTTTATAACTCCGCATCTAAACCAAAAGAAACATCGCCTGACATCGTTATACTGGCGGAATGATTGCTGCCTGATGAGTTAGAAACAACACCAATTAAATTTACCAAATTTCTATCAAATCCTAATACGCTAATAGAAGTGATATTTCTTAGGGATCCAGAATCTGCAGCACGTGGAGGATCAGACTCAGAATAAGTTGGAGTAGTTCTTAGAGGAACTACAGTGAATACACTCCAACGTACAGATGTTGAAGAAGAAAAATATCCAGGCGCAAATGCACACCGTCCACCATTAACTTCAACATCATAATAATACCTCATACAATCCATCTCATACTCACTTCTGGTTCGATGTTCGAATTCCGTAGCTACATCTCCAGCTTCAAGTTGTGTCCCTGTCATTTCTATATAATTGCCAGTAGCAGATGCTAAATTAGCGGTTTGTCCAACATATCTATTTGTAGTAACGTCTGTTCCCCATGTTGAATTTGCAGTTCCAGAAGTATTTCCTGTTCCTGTGTTCCATACAAACCTAACATACAGTCCAGATGAAGTATTACTGGGCATAATAAAATCATCTCTAGGAGGAATAGTTATTGTTTTATATTCCCATGTATCAGCTGCATCAATTGTATAAGTTTTTGTCATCATTTTTGTGCTGCCACCTTGCGGAGTATAAAACCACACTACATATGTTCCTGTAACATTTCCCTTTATCCAAAAACTAAGAGTCGCAGATTTTGAGACTGAACTGTGTCCCCACTGTAGTTGTGACAGATCAACTGCTTCTATTCTGTGATCGTCAAAAGAAGACTGTGTTCCAGATTGAATTGATTCAGCAGTAGTACACTCTCGTCTATAATAGTTAACAAACCCTGGCGGCGGGGCAGTATTTAATCTTTGGACAGAAAATCTAGAAGCGGTGCTTCCAGCAACATTATGTTTTATTCTATCTATATGGTATGCACTAGTATTATGAGTTACACTAACACCACCATTTCTCTGAGACATTCTCATTGCACCATTTCGAAGAATATTTCTTCTACCAAGAATAACGCTATTATCAATCTTTGCGGGCGTGATTGCATCTGCGGCAATATCTGTCGTTCCGATTGACCCATCCTGTACCTTATCAATCCCTGTTGTTCCGTCTATTACTACAGCCATTACACTACCACCCATCTTGCGCCAGAAGGTACGGTAACTGTCACACCACTATTCACAGTGAGAGTACCAGCACTTACGGCATTTTTATTTGTTGAAATTGTGTAGTCGGTTGTCACTGTCTGATCGTTTTCGATAAACACTTGGTCTGAACCACCACCAGTAGCACCACCACCAACTGCACCCCAAGCACTGTTTGAATATCCTTCAAATTGGTTTAGAGTGGTATTGAATCTAAACTTACCATCTACAGCAGAACCACGTTGTGCAGTTGTACCTTTTGGTAGAGTAATAGAGTCTGTACCTGTAAGTACCATGTTACTTGCAAGGTCTACACTTGCGACTCCACCATCAGCAATATCTGCGCTACCAAATGTGCCGTCTGCAATAACACTAGATTTAATTCTTGTCAAGGGCATATTATTCTTTTCCTTTTAACATCTTTTGTAGTTCAGCGGTAGAACCAACAAACAATGCATTCGTTACATTCTTAGGGCCTTGGTTAGGCACTTCTTTCAACTTCTTCATCTTCGCCTGCAAGTCACCAAGTTTCTCTGTAACATCTGCAACCTGTTTAATCAAGTTCCCAGCAACTTCATATGCTCTGGGATGTTCACCTTCTCTTGCGAGGTCTAGGATACCATCAATTGCATCCTGTCCTCTTTCTACCAACTGATAAAAGTTTTCTCTCTGATATTTATAATCATTGTCAGTGTCTTGTTCATTTGTTTCTGGAACAATTACTGGGCGAGGTGGAGTAACTTCTCTTGTAGTTGTTTCCACAACATCTGCTATTCCAAGAACATTATCTAAAATTTCAGTTTGGTTTGACATTTCATACCTATGGTGCTGTTGGCCAAGTCACATCGTCTAGTGAAGTTGCACTATCTGTAATATCTCTTAGGGCTTGTCTGTAAGCAGTTTGTGCATCTGTCATAGTCAAGTCTGAACTTGCCCACCAATCAGTTGCAGCAATCAATCTGTCTCGTTCTGCACGAAGTTTTTTCATTGGTTCTGCGGCAGTCAAGTCTTGCATTTTAACATTTACTTGATCCCAAGTTAAACCATCCCAATCAGCAGAGTTATCTGATTCGATTGCAGAACCATCCTCAGTTTTGCCTGTTACCTTACGGAACATAGATGCAAAATCTTCTGCGTTTTCTGGTTCGCCTCTAAGAACCCATTCGTTGACACCAAGAGCACTTAGTGCGTCTGATACTGTTGCCATTATTTTTTCTCCTGTTTATTCATTCTATTGTTTAATTTCTTTTACAAGAAGATTTCCACCGATATTTGCATCAAAAGTAGAAATATATTGTGCTCCAGAGTCACTATGAATATAACTCTGTATTCTATATGTTACTTGTGAAGTTGTGCCATGGTTCGAATCTTGGAAAATGCCAGACCAAATATCATCATATTCATTGCTTGCATTTCTAACTTGATGTTGTTCAAAATTACTTGTGTTATTAATAACTAAATTACTAGAACCACCAGAAATATCCCTATAAACTCTAAACCCACCTCTCATTGGCGAACCATTACCGTTTAATCTAAATGGAACAACATAATGATACTCTAATACGCTGTTACTATACTGTGGAGTAATACTAATTGTATAATTTGTATTTGCCCAAGTCGCAGTACTGTTATTGTTGTTAGCGGCAGAGTTTGCAACCTGTACAGTTTGGATAACAATGCCTGGCGCTTCAATTGCACTTGTAGACACAAGTTTCTTTCCAGAAGCAATAGTAACAGTTGTTCCTGTCTCTGCGGTTATTGTGTTAACTGATAAAGTACTCATTGTGCAATCTCCAAAATTTGTATCTGACAACCTCTAGTTCCTTCCCAAAGAATCATTTGGGAAACACCAGTATCATTATACACCAATCCATCAATAGCGTAAGTTACTGTTTGTCCATTATGTGATGGGGCGTCTAAAACAGTAATTGGCATAGCTGTAGCAAATTCTTGAGTTACAGAATTAGCAACTCTTGTTTGCATCATTTCTTGGTGTCCAGCTGTGTTAAAAACAATCCCATAACTGCCTGAACCAATTTTTCTTTTTAATCTAATAGAACCCCTAGCAACTGTTACACCTGTTCCATAAATTCTCATACTTTGAACAGCAGTCACTAAAAATTTAGAATCGTTAAACTTTGGAGTAATAGTCAAGTCCATATTTGCTGCAGTCCAAGTATTCAGATTACCTGTTGTAACTCTATCTCCACCAGTTCTTCCGACTACTTGAACAATTGTGCCAGGTATCTTAACATTCCCTGCTGTGGTTGCCCCTACGATATTGTCTACTGTTAATGTTGATGCCATCTCTTATATCTCCTATACGATTGACAAGTTGCCACTAACAGTAAGTGTGACACCATCTGCAACCGCCAGAGGGCCTGCTGCAAGTGCATTGTCTGTT